AGATTTTCAATACCATCATAACTAAATTGTATTCCTCTAGGTTCAAAATTAGGGTTTTTGACTAATGCATCTGTTGGCTTTTTAAGTAAGAAATGAATTATATTTTGATAATTAAATTGATCTAATGTTGAGATTGATAAAAGCTCATTGATATTGTCAAACACAAGACGTATTGAATCTGGGATAATTGCTCTGGTTAAATTGTCATAAGTAAAAGAAAAGTCGTTATTTCTTAAATTATCTAAAAATCTATAAAATGAAGGCACTAGCAACTCTGCAACATCAGAATCTTGTGAACCATATTTAGAAAAATTAATCGCAATCTTTTCTATGTAAACAACACTAGATGTATTTAAAATATCTGTGTAATTAAATCTAATGCCGTCTCCAGTTAATATTCTAAAATCAGCATTTACCAAATTTGATGTCTGTTTTACATCAAACACTTCATCAACTGGTCTTGTTAAAATACACCTAAAAAGAACATCGTAATCATTATTTACAGTTGGATAATTATCAAAATCAGTAAAGTCAGATATACACTCTCTATCACAAGCATCACCTTCAAATATGAAATAGTGAGCAGTTGGAGTGTCGAATTGAGAGCCTAAGTTTTTACTGCAAATCAATACTGGAAATATTTGGTTTTTAGCTGGAATGTCATACCCAACAAGTGATGTCGTTTCACCTTTTGGAGCTGCGGGAATGGTGTCTGAAAGTGAATATCTTAAAGGCGCTTGTGGATCAGAGTATTCTCCATCTTTAAACTCAAAAAGAGTTTTGTTTTTAGAGATCAAATAAACATTTTGATCAAAATATCCAGTCTTTTCATAACTAACACAATTTGTTATATTTTGTTTGAAAAAGCTTTTTTTGTTCCAAATCAATAAGTCAGAACTAGCAACATCAACAGACCCATCAGAACTGTCAATCGCAATATCTTCCATATCAAAGGACAGCAAATCAAATTCCCAAGGCGTATGTGAGTTTTGAGTTAAATTATCGTTTGAGTTCCAATATATTGCTATGTGCCAAAAATTATCATTTGTCCAAGTGAATCCTGAAGAGCTAGGAAGATTAATTTCAAGTATCCAATAGTCTTCAGAGCTTACCGTCTGATCAAAGTTTAAATTGTCTTCAATAAAAGCGTTGTATGGATATATTTTAAAGTCAAGATAAGTTAGCGATGTGTAATCTGTTGGTAACGTAATAGATTGCCATGAGGAAGTAAAGTTTTGAATTAAATTATTGTGATACATGAGCTTGATATCTTGAGGTTCATCAGCCCTTGAATCAATAAGTTTGAATCCTGTTAAAACATCTTTATGTAATTTAACTTTAATATTTTTAGATAATGAACCCCCGTCTAATGGATCGGATAAATCACCATCACGATCAATGTTTGTCCCATATGTATTACGAAGTGAAATCCATCTAGAATTTTCAAACTTAGGTACTTGAACATAATCTGCTAAATTAAGCGGTAGCGAATAATTACCATTGTATTTGTGAGGGCCTGATAATGTTGCTCTGGCTGCGTTTACTGCATTTCTAACAGAAGAGGATTTGCCAGTATATTCTCCGCCATAAGGAGCGTAAAAGCTTGTATTTGCAGTTCTTACTATATCATACAAATGTGGTGGAATATAATCTTCCCATCCATTATAAAGCCAAACATTCCAGCCTTCTAATGATGGAGGTCCGTCATAAGATGGATTCCAAGTTCCTGTAGAATAAATTGGAAAAGGATATGTAAGTTTAGGGTTGACAGCAATCTCTCCGCCCTGAATACCAAAGCCAATTGGATCCTCTACATCATAAGTTAAAAACTCAGGGTTTGAATATCCATCAGTGGATTTTGAAGCTAAATCATAGTCGTGAAAAGTATTAGAAGTTTTGATTCTGGTAAATGTACTTTCAGCTTTCAAATTAAAGCCTCTTCTTTTAGTTAAATCACCAAAAGAGTCTTTAATCTTATTCTTAGATCTTCCAATTGTATTTGCTAAGATCTCTATACCAGTTCTTGTTGTTTTGCTCATTTTTAGAATGCTGTAGTAGGTACATTATCAGGACCGTATATAGTTTGTTTTACCAATTCTTTTGCAGTAACAGTAATAGTTCCATTTTTTAACAAAGCTTGAGACCTGCCATCATCGGATGGTTTTACATCACTACATGTAATATCGTAAAGTATCCTTATTGGATCAACATAGTCATTTCGCATTTGTTGAATATTTTTACGTGCTGTAGTGTTCAAGCCTGAAACAGTGGTTCCTGCTCCAACAGCTTCGTAAACTCTTAAAAATGATTCTGCAGCTAAACCTGAAGATGGCAGAGTTGGCGCTGAAACTGACGCATCATGTGTTTCAGCCCATTGATTATCAAAGTTTGTTTGAGCAGCAGCAGAATAAGATGAAAAAATTGCATTATGATCTATGGCGTAGTGTTGGGGTGAGAGCATAAACTTTCCACAAATAGGACATGGTTCTAAAACCCACATCCTTCTATGTCTTCTTAAAACACTTAGTACTAATCTAGTTGCTTCAAGGACAAGTCTTTCTGATAGTTCAACATTATCAGCGCCAGCATCAACACCTATTGTAATTTTGTGCTCGTATTCTTGTAGTCCTAAAGATACGTCTTTTAAAGGAGTAGAAGTGCCATAAAAAATTAATGACAAGCTAGATGGTTTAACATCTCTGTCTCCAAAGTACCAGCCAATTATCGGACGATCATATACGACAACCTGATCTTTAGCATTTTTTGGAAGATCATTGTATAGAATGCCTTTGAGTGTGTCATATATTCGTTCAACCATTTTTTAACCTTATTGACTTTTACCCTTTGAAGAGCCATCTTTTCTAGGGTTAGTAGGTATTCCTCTTAGAGTAGACCTTACGAATCTATCTCCTCGTGTATTTCTCTGACCAAACAATCTTATTTCACCGTTTTGTATTCTTACTAGTTCATTCATTGCCCATTCAAACCTGTCTTTTTGAGCTTCTGAAAATTGTCTATCAGCTCCCTGTAAGGCTTGTGAATAATACATCTGAGCGGCTAAGATTGCACAAATAACTGGTATAGGGTGAGGATATGACAAATCTCCACCAAGATTCATTTGCTTTAATGGCACATCGTATTGAATTGACAAGTTAGCGTCAATTTGTGATGAAGCTTGTTCAATAAAAAAATCTAAATCGATGTTTGTAGCAGTTTCTGGAGCTGGATTTCTAAAATTGGGGGTTGGATTATCCCCTTCTGCCACTACGTTAGGTGGCAGATATTGTTTGACATCAGATGTTGTGCAATAGGCTCTAGGCATTTGGTACTCCAGATTTTGGCTTTAAATATTTAGGTTCAAAGTCTATACCTTGATTTGGTGCTAATAATCCAATTCTCTCTGCTTCTTTTCTTTCAACTAAACTGAACGCATTTGACTGTTCCAAGCCATTTGCCGAAGTTGAAGCTGAGGTAATAAACTTCGGAAAATCAATATCTATATCCTTAAAACTTCCATTTTTCTGGTTATAAATCTCTACTCCATCAGGTGCGTAAGCGCTTCCTTGAAGTTTATCTATTTCTGCAGCTTTTTGCTTTGATAAATTAGTAGCAATTACATACCCACCTAACTTGTGAGCATAAGCACAAGCTTTAGGTAAATCCAGACCTGGTTTCATCTTTTCTTTTATTTTGTAGACATAAATTACTTCGCCTTCAAGACATTTGTAAACTTGTCCAGGCAAAACTGCAATATCCATTTGTTGATCGATAGCCATTTGCCAAGCAATCCATCCAGCATTTGGGTTGACTGCAGAAAGTATTCCTATGACATCAATTCCTTTAACAATTGCTGCTGTAAGAAATGATTTGACTGTAGACATCAAAACGTTTTCAGAAGTAAATGACTGTTCATCATCAATAAAAACGGCAAGGTCAACCCTTAGAGTACTCTTTCTTAGAGCTGTGCATTGTTTAGCAGTTTGATACCATGTACGTTTCATAATCTAGATTTTCTTGAAAAATGTTGTCTGTACCTATCTTTTTGTTCCACAATCAGGGCAGAACTTTTCCATTCCTGGGAAACTGTAACCACATTCAGTGCAATACTTTGGCATTTGAGCAGTACCACATTTAAGACAGTATTTAGCATCTGTGGGTAAACTATACATACAATCTTTATTGAAGCAGCTCTTAAAATGTTCTGACTTCTCAACAATTACTTTTTCATCTGCTGTTTTCTTACTATCAGGTTTGGTGATGAAAGGTTTTGATTTATCTTCTTTCATATCGTCAAGCTCTGATATTAGCTTTGTTAGTAAATCATTTTCAATTGGATTTACAAATACTTCAGATTTTTCAGATTCAGGCTCTGTTTTTTGAACATAAGTATCCATAAAGTTCTGCATCAAGGGCTTGTTCAATGATACAGAACCATCAGGATTTTGCTCTATTTTGAACTCGGAAAGATCTAATTCACAAATATCATTGTCGGTCAAAATTGTATGGCCAAACTGATTGATTTTGGGCTTTGGTAGATCTTCTCTAAAAGGGTTTGTGAACGAGTGGCGAAGTTTCTTGATATCTTCTTCCGACATTTATGGCTCCTAAGATTTCTTGGAGCTTTCCTTATCTGCCTTTTGATATGAAAAGCCCATCACTTCCATATTACCCAAACCTTCAACAGCATCGCCAACAGCTTTCATTACATCGGACTTTGGAAACATGTCGCCCTTTGGAGTTTTGATGTCAATCTTGAATGTGTGAATTGTGTGATTGTCATCTGTTTGAACACTGTTATCTTCTCTTGGTAATGCATACTTTGAGATGTTTGGGCTGCCGTAAGATGATTCAGGGTTTGTAAAATTGATACTGTTGTTTGTTTCAAGCTTATCTAACCCACCCATCATGTCTGCTGCACCCATTGCATCAAATTGATTCATCTCGTCCATCATCTGAGCAACCCTTTGAGTGATGCCTGATTTGGAAGCCACTTTAGGCTTAATGTTCTTCAACGCTGTTTTAATGTTACTACTCATAATTGCTCCATCTTTTTCTTTTTTTTTACACCCGATAATTAAGGGAATTCTATTTAATAGAATAATTAGTATTAATACTATAAAGATTATATAAAAGAAATAAATTTAACCTTTATATATTAATTTACTAATTGTTCAAATTTCTCTAAAGCTAAGATTTGATCTACTTCAGAAGAAGAATTAATAATTTCACTAATACTCTTTCCTTCTTGTAATTGAAAGAAAGCATATTCCCAGATAGTAATTAGTAAATCTCTAATACTTTCATTGTTAGTCCTTAAAAACTCATTGAAAGAATTGCTTAACCATTCAAGCATCTTGACAAACTTATTTACTAATTCTAAAGATTTGCTTGGTAATTGTTTTTTTGGACTCCATTGAGTAGAGCATGCTTTGACTGATTGAGCACTTAATTCTCCAAAAATTGGTATCCACCCAAGACAATTATTTGAGCACTCTTCTGCACTTGAATAAGGTCCAGTAAAGCCACAATTTTGTTCTGGCGCTGGCTTTGGGCCGCCAGAACCTACTGGAACTTCTTCGCAAAAAACCGAGGGAGAACCATTGCCTGGTAGCGGTACGCACGTTAAGCACCACCACTCTGTCATGCTTGCAGTTACCATAATTGTTACTGCATATTCTTTAAGTGCTGCAACATCACTTGAACTATACTTTTTAAATCCAAGACTTGTGTATTTATCGTTTTTAACTTTAAGTCTTTTAAAATTAGAATCAATTACTACAAAACCTTCTACTTCAACAGGATTGTCATTTTGCTTAATAAGTTCATAAACATTATTCAAACTATTAACTTTAATTTTATTAGGCAAAAACTCTGTTAAATGAAAACTATCAATATCAATCTCGTTTAGAGTTGATGAATCTACAATTGATATTATTTTGATTATTGATTCTTCGTAAATTACAATGTTTCTGTTATATCTACTGCAAAGTTCAAAGCTGTAATATTTGTCTGAAGAGAGATTATTTGTAAAGTCTTCAAATGAATATCCATAGTCTTGAAGTGTTTGTTTAAACAAATCAATCCATTTCAAATCTGTTTCTCCAGAGTTTGGAGAGTAAACATTACAATTACTATCTGTAGAAAATCTTGTTCCTACAAACCATTGATTTTGATGAAAATATAGCAGCATTAAACATCCATCATACTTTGGGATTGCAAAAGCATTATTCCAATCAAAATATTCGATAATTTCAGTTGTTTTGAAGCTAGTAGGTACATCAAAAGCGTCCATTGACTTAGCTATTACATCCCAGCTGTCAAGATCTAGAATTAATGCCCTGCTTTCTTTTGCAATTTCTGTTGTCATAGGAGTCAACAGACTGTAGTTTAGAACCACTGAATTTTGTTCAGCATTGACTATAAAATCAATTTTGTATTCTTGTCTTAAGTTGATCAGAGTTTTGCCTGACCTTAAATATTTCTGTACTTTTAGTTCTTTCATTTTTATTTTTTAATATGGACCAGCAATAAATGTCCATGTTCTCCAATAATTTCGTAATTACATTGAATTGTTTGCAAGTTCTTGTATTCTTGATTAGAGCAAAGACCAATCACTTTTCCTTTTTCAAGATGTTTTTTAATAAGATGCATGACAATTTTAAGATTAGATAAATCCCTTCTTAGGTCAATAAATACTAAGTCAAACGCTTCGTTAATCATTTTTTTAGCTGATATAAAATCATTAAAATCTAATTTAATTGAATGCTTTATATGCTCATGAGTCCAATTCAGTATTTTATTTTTATCTTTTATTTCTTTATCTATGATTGATATTTTAAGATCTTCAAACTCAAGATCTAGCCATTCATCAACTAAATACTTGTATGTTTGTTTTGTTTCTTTTCCGTTTAAATGAATAACTTGTGAATCATTTGGCTCAGAATGTAATAATTGATGATTATAGTTGTCACTCAATATGATAAAATTATTAGATCTAATTAACCCAAGATTTAATAATGCTTGTTCTCTACAAACAGACCCATTGTTTTCGAACAGATAAAATTGCGATGATGGAAGCATTTTTCTAATTTCTGATTCCAAAATACTTAGTGCTTTTTTATCTGCTGTGACATATCCGCAATTGATAATTACATTACTTTTGCTTTCATAATTATCAATTTTGAGAAGGTTTTTGCATTTGTCATCTCCATTATAAGCACTCCATGCTCCTTCAATCAATTGACCAAAAGTAAATTGCTCTGTATTATAATCTCTGCAAATACCAATTTTATTTTCAATTAAACTAGGTCTTAAATCACCATTTATAATTATGTCGATATCTGAAATAATTACAAAATTACAATCTATGTGACGACTAACAAAATAAGTAGCGTCTTTCATGTCCATAGGAGATTTTATTTGATAGTTTAAAGTTGGCTCTAACTTAATTAAAACACAATTAAAATGTCTAGCAATATTTTTGACGGTGCTTGAATTGTCAGGGCAAGTGATGTATATTTCATAATCTTCTATATGAGAGTTTTTTTTGAAAGATTTTATGAAAGTGTAAAGGTAATGAGATACATTTTCAGTTGCAAACAAAACTATTGCTACATTAGATTTTCTTCTTTCAAAGTCTAAATGTGCGATTGTATTGTTAAATGGACCTGTGAAAGTTTTTATTTCCTCTTCACTTACTTGTGGGTCAATCCAAACAGAATGAGCTATATCACTTCCTTTGTTGATGCACCTTAGTTCTAAATATTCACAATCCTCTAAACTAATTGTAATTGGAATTATTTTATCGTTTAGTTTTATTTCAGAACTTTCGTAAACTATTTTTGAATCACATAAGATTTGATAAACCACTCTTGCATCAACTGAAGATGAATCATTTAGACCAATGTATGTATGGAATGATTTGTATTTTTTGGATAATTTGTATTTGAGTATTGAGCTTGCATGAGCACTTAAACATCTGTTGAAGTTAGTTCCGTTTATTGAAGGGATTATAGGATAACCCATATCTCCTTTTTTTCCCAAATAACCATGAGATACTAAAGCACGTTCTGGAGTTAATTCATCTAAAAACATTAGAACAGTTCCTCTTTTTTGTGCTCTGAAAAGTTTGGCTTCATAATAGACATAGCTTCGTAGCTTTGATATTTATAAAAATCTAGCTGTTCAAAATACAAAACATTTCTATTTTTACTGTCTTCATAAATATTCTGGTTTTCTATTGAACGGTGAACTTTAGAATTAGGTGTTAAAAATTGATAGTCTCCTAATCTAGTAAAAGTTCTTTCACTTAAAATAGCTCTTATTTTTGAACAATTCTTAAGAGACAATATAAATGACTTGTTCTTTTGAAGAAAACTCTGACTAAATATTCCCATATTTAGCCAGCCCATTTCAGTCATAGCTACAAAATCTTTATTAATTTTGTATTTTAATATTGAAGATAAAAAATTAGGTCCAGCAATACAAGTGTCATGAGTAGAAAACCAGTATTTTGATTGCTCTTTACTTTCAATAACTTCAATTAGTCCAGTATGATCGTAAGAGTTATGAGCTACTTTAATGGCTTTACAATTTAAATATTTAAATTGTTCTCTTTTGTCATACCCACCAATTACTAATAAAATCTGGTCTGAACTAAAGTTGTTATCGTATACCAAACTCTCAATTAATTTTTTGCCAGAGTTTTGATATGAAGTTTTATATGACGAGATTACTATTCTCAAATCCTTTACGTTCATTATTAGACTTATACATTTCTGGATTGTCTGATACCCAGCAACCAGAAATTAAATATTTTTTAAAGTCTTGCAATAGTGTTTTGTAAATAACTTCTGGCAAACTATATGGTCTCTTATCTTTAAATGTGTATAGGAAAAGATTTGGTGAAATACAAATGGATCTTACTTTGTAATTAATTTTGTAAACTCTGTATTGATTGAAGTTTAAGAACTCGAATATATTTGACTCTTGTAAAAAATTAATGTTTGTAATAAGTTCTTCTTCAAGTTCAGTGTGGTTTAAATCTGCTTCATCTATATAATTGTCAGACCAATTTTTTGTAACTATGTCTGGAATAAACCCCATAACTTGAGCAATGTAAAGTTCATTATTTCCATTACTTTGACATGCAATACTTATTTGATTTTTGCGATGTTTTAAGAAAATACTATCAATGCTTTTAGGAAGAATAAAACCCACAGTGCTATCAATAAACAAGATTTTGTCTGTGGGCTTCAATAACTTAACAAATGAACAAATTTTTTCAATGTTCAATGTGTGTGACTTTAATTTGGTTTTGATTCCTCTAACTTTTTTGTCATTGAGCAAAATGATTTCAGTTTTTTCATAATCAACTAAATCTAATATATTTTGTGTATTTTCTACACTCTTATGCTCAATGACAATATAATTCATCAGACACCAGTACCAAGATTCCAAATGTATCTAAAGAATCTTGATCTACCACCAGGCATATTAAACGCTGGGGTAACAATTGTTGTGATTCTTGGGAACTTAGCAATTGGAAGTTTTTCAAGATGTTTCTCAAAATCTTCTTTATACATAGTGGCGGATTGTCTGAGGTCATCTACAATTTTGGCATCTGGGTCTTCAAGTAGCAATCTTCTTTGTCTACCAGTTAAAGAAACGAGCAAACTTCTTAAAAGATAATACGAAGCTCCAATCACTAAAGCTGGCTCATAATAGAAAGGTGTTGTAGAAACTGACTGATATTTAGCTGAACCAGGTTGCGAGTTAACTGATTGCAATGCCATATTTAACGCACTGTTCATATGTTGGCTTGAAAACATCTTTATGTTGTATGAAATCATTACTGTGTCATAACTTTTAATAGACTGAGGTGTTCCATCAGCTTTTAAGAAGTATACGTTTCCTTGATAGTCAGTTTTGTACTTTAAACCATCTGGATATGATGAAGTAGCTGTTCCTGAAAGAGTAGTGTAAATAGGATCATATTCTGACAAGAACTTCATTGGTTCACTATCACCCTCATTCGAAGCTCCTGTAATTCTAATTTGAGGTCTTGGTGAATAATTCCAATGAGGGAAAGCAACGGAAGCTGATGTTCTGTTAGCATTAAATATAACTTCTTCATCATAGATAGGAATGTTAAGCAAATGCTCTAATTCAAACCTTAAACTACTTTTTGTAAGTAATTCATCACCAGAAATTGGCTGACTAGTACTATAAGATACTGTATACCCTGTACCGCCTATTTCTTCTATTTTGTAATAATATGAAGGCTTACCGGTCTTATCTACATATTCATTTCTTGGGAACATGACGGCATCTATAAGTTCATAGTTTCCGTCAAAATACTCACTTCTATAGATATTGTATACGCTAACTCCAGATCCTGAATATCTTTCCCACTCAATGTATATACCTTGAGTTCCAGCAGATCTATTGTAGAATACAAGTTCACTTTGTGTAAATGATGATGCGTTGAAGTCTGCCATAAGATGTCTCCATAAAAAAGAAGGCAGCCTTGTTAGACTGCCTTCCTAAGCTTAAGTCTTATTACAATTTTTCTAGAGTCTTCTGATTGAGCCCTTTTCATCATCCCCTAAAGAATCCACTTCAAGGTCAATTTCTTCAGCAATAGAAGGATCACTATCAAAACCAAAATCATCATTTGGTTTAGCAGTGTAATTGAAATCTCCGCCTGCAATATATCCATCTCGTTGCATGTTAGACATTTTCATTCCAGCAACAGTAGTCTCAGATCTACCGAGTTCAGGAGCTTGAGCTACAAATGCTCGTGATTGACGAGTAGTGCCTGATGTGACTGCGCCTGTTTGTTGTCGGAGAAGTCTAGCAACTAAGGCTGGATCACGCTCTACTCTTTCAGCAAAGTCTTCTACAGTAAGCTCTTCACCATTTAGCTCAGCTTGAACTTGAGCAGTTTCTAAAGCAATGGTGTAAGAAAGAGAATCATTTGCATAACCAGCAGTGTTAAGTTCAGCTTCTTTACTATAAGGCTTTTCAGCATCAATAGATTCAGCTTCAAATTGTTTCCCATCTTCAGTTTCGATGGTCTTAATTCTTTCTTGCTTAGTGTTCAAAGAAAGCTCTCTTCTTTCTTTAGCAGCTTGTTTTTCTAACTTAGAATCCCATTCTGTTTGAGTGATTTGGCGTAAAACACCTCTACGTAGTGCTTCCTTAAGGTCTCTAGATGCTTTAACAACTTTAGATTCCCACCATGTTAGATCTTCAACTTGTAGTGGGTCTAATTGAAGTCTGATATCACTAATATATTGATAATTCATAGTGACGTTTTGAATAATAAATGATTCTGGTTCTTCCATGTTACTTGTCCTTATTAATAGGTAAAGATGTTATACCGTCTAAGCCTTCCTTGCCTGTCCATATTTCGTTTGATTTAGCTTCTCGAGTATCAGCAGCATAAGATTTTTTTCTAACTTGTTTTTGATCTTTCATAAAATCAGCCATTTGCTTTCTCTTATTAGTAGTGCCAAACTTGATTTCATTAGCAGTGCGACCTTCTTGAACGGCGAAAGTTGTAAAAACTCTTACTGCCAAACCATTTTCTGTACCACAAGGGCAAGGAATTTCTGGAGAATATTCATTAAATGAAATATTGACTGTGAATTTCTTTTCACTTCCATCACATTTACAACAGTATTCATACCTGGGCATTGAAGCTAATCCTCAAAGGTATTTGTACAAAAATTAATAATAAAACTTTAGGAGTTATTTAAAATGGCTGATACCGAACTAAAAGATGCTACAAAAACGCATCCTATGTACTGTGTAAAATGTAGAACTATGGTCACTGTTACTGGACCAAAAGTTGTTACTATGAAGAGTTCCAGGAATGCTTTGCATGGCAAATGTCCTCACTGCTCAACATCTACTTATAAAATTATAGCAAAAGATTAATTATGAAATTCGTCAAAATAGCTAACCCATTAGCGATTCCAGGAGCTGCCGCTTTAGCAGCTGGAGCGGCTGAAGCAGGCGCTGCAGGTTTAGCAGAAGGGGCACTTTCTGCTGTTCAAGTAAAAGCACTTCAAGATGCTTTTGGAAATAAATCCAAGGGCTTTGGGGAAGAGCTAGTTGACGACGTTTTAGAGCAATCCAAAAAAAGCCAATATAAAGAGTTTGAAAACACTGCTGATGTTGTGAGAAAAGTCTCCCTTCTGAAAGATGAATATCTTAAAGAAGGGGTTCCTCAAGCTAAGTTTGATTCATTCTTTCCATCACAATTTGATATCAAAAACCCTGCTGCAATGGCAAAAATGTCACAAGATAGCAGGATTGACCAAACAATTGAACTCCTAGAAATGTTTTTGAATGTTGTTGGATCTACATATCTTGAAAAGATTTTAGATTTAGGAATGATTATTTGGCAAAGAAACCATAATATTCAGCAAGTAAAATTAGTTGTCCAGAATGCAGCAGAAATTGAAAATGAACTTTTGGGTTTAGGAGTTATAGAATTTATAACTAAGAGTGCTCGTTCAAGAAATACTTCAGGCAAAGAGTTTTTCTCCTTAATGATTGGAGATCCAAAATTACAAGACAAGTTTAGTAGAGCATTAGCACATGCAGTTGGACATGGACAATCATCTGCCGAACAAATTGTTTCAACAACTCAAAAAGCTATGGATGCTACAAAGAGATCCTTGCAAGAGTTAGGATTAGCAAGAGGTCTTCAACAAGGTTTAGAAGCACCAAAGTTTTTGGAAGCAGAAAAAAATCTTTATCAGTTTACTCAAGGTGCATTTAAAAACTTTGCTCCAGTATTGGGACTTGTAAGAAGTATTTTCTATACACTTAATATTGGTTACTCATTGTCTGAACAAGCAACAACTGAGCTAGTTCCAGGCAAAGCACAAAGAGTGCAAGCTCCATTTTCTCCAGGGATCACAGTATCTGATTCCACCTATAAGTTTGTCAAGGTTGCAAATGTAAGAACAGCAGCAAACATGGACCCTAGAATCTTAAAAAATGAGCTTGACGCAAAACTTCAAGAGGATATTAAAAAAACTCCATTACTCGGAGTAAACCCTATTTTCAATGTTAATGCTTCAAAAGCAATAAACGCAATGATAGCTCTTAATAATGCATCAATAAGTGGAAATGCAACTGAAGTCACTAAATTAAGTGGAGAATTGAGAAACTATGTTGCAGCTGTGGCTGGAGCACCCAATTTTCAAAAAGCTCTAAGTGCAGGGCTGGATTTTGTTACAACTGGATCCACTACAAATGTTGGTGACTTAAACGCAACTTTACAAGAAACTTCCGAAGCTGTGTTTGGCGCAGTTATAAATAATAAATTATTTAGACAGCACCAACAACAGTTTGATAGAGCAATCAAAAATTACGAAACAGCTAAGAGTTCTTATTATGGTACCGGCGGAACAAATGCCGGAATGATTAAAACTATAGTTAAAGAACTTGGAGAAGATAAGCAAGTTGCCTATAACAGCGCTGAGCAAGTTAAAGGCAAGATTGGTACCATGGTAGAGAGTACTAATGCCGCTATCAAGTCTGGAGAGGCTTTATTACAAACTTATGAAAGAGTTCTTTCTAATCCTACAATCATGGCTGGTGTTTCGTCTACTAGTGAACAGGCAGCAGCCCAAGTAGAACAATTAAAAGTTAACTTAAATCAATTAAAGATTAAAATTGACAATATTAAGAAAGAGCAGTTAGAAGTAGAAAGAGAAGGCGCAACCATTGAGCAATCAATGAAACAAAGAGATATAAGATTCTTTGGCGGTTCTCAAACAGCTACTGACGCTGAGCTAATTCAAAAAACCTTAGGTGGACCTTTTGCAGTTGGCCATGTCATGGAACTTAATAGACTTAATGAACCTTTAATTCAAGAACAAAAACAAAAAATTCAAAATCTACAAGCAATGGAGGCTGCGGCAGTTGGTGAAAGAAAAACTGCATTACAAGCTGATATTGTTCAAGAAAAGAGTAAGTTAAGCCAATTAGAATCTAAGGGTCTATCTAATTTGCAAGATGCTTTGAGTGGTTCGTTCACTAAAGATTTCTATACCAAAGCAATTGAATCACCTAGCGCAGCATTTGCTAAAACTAAAAGTAAGTTTGTCAAAATTGCTGGATTTAAAAAGCTTGAAGATGATGAAGCTGCAAATTATTGGGATGGTTTACTTCCTGGTGAAGGCACTGCTTTAAAAGAATCTCCTGATCATGCTGGAGATACAATTGAGCAAATATTAAATGATCATCCAGAATTAAAGAAAAAGTCAAACTTCAAATTGATTTAAATTCTCTAACGTATAACACAACTAATGGAAAACAAAAAACCATGGTTGAGTTATGACAAGATTTCTAATCTATCTGATGCTTTCTCTTACATCAAAGACATAGGTTTTGATTTGAACGATTCATTTGAACACTTAAATCAAGGCTCTCCAGTAAGAGCTAAAGGCATTCCAACAGAAAAGTACACTGCTGGCAATACTAATGATGCCAGTGAAAGTATTTCTTCATCAGAGTCTTTCTTAACTCAAAACCCTTCTAGCGTAGCTCGAAGATATTCCCCAGCAAATAAGCAGGACTATAGTGGATACCGACCACCAGACCCTGTCTTTTTGTCGTATCAAGACTCTAAAAGCAATTTTCTTGTTACCGAAGGTCCAACAAAATATAAGAATGTTGCAGATTTTGATAAAAAAGATCAAAAGGGTTTTAATGTTAAGCAATTAGCATCAAAGAAAGAAGACTATATGATTAGTGCTGAAGCAAAAGAATTTTTACAAATGCTTCAAAAAACTAATCCTGAAATTAAAGTTCCAGAAGCTCAAGAAATTTCAGAGTCTTATAATGAAACTCAAAATGTTTCTCAAGCTTACAATATTGCTGCAAAACCAATTGAAATTAAAACTTCATCTATAACAAGAGAAGCTAGACCGTCAGAATCTATACTGATCAATAAAAACCAACAGACAAATATTCCAAAAGAAGATTTTAAGTCTATACAAATTGAAAAGCCAGTAAAAACTACAAGAGTTTCTCAGTATACTCAGCCCATTGATTTTCTTTCAATAAACAATAATAAAACTGAAATTATAGACGTCAAGTTTCAAAATAAAATACTAAATAGTAATACAGTAAACTTATCTAAAATATCAAGTGATGTAAATCAATTCTTCAATAACACTAAAGTAGAATTTAGACAAAATCTTATCAAAAATATTGTTAATGAATTAGCAGTTTTTGAGGGAGACAAGATTGAAGAAATTAAGAATCAAATTTTAAATGAGATAAATAATGTTGAAGATGTAAAAAATATTCAACAAGTAATTGAATCTGTAATTGTAAATAAACTTGAAAACAAACAAGATGAGAAAACAATTCAGGTATTGAATGTCTACTTAAATGAAACTTTGCCACAAATTATAATGAAGGCAGAGCAAGATTTTTTAGAACAAAATAATTTATTTCAAAATTATAAAAATGAAATAATTAATATTGTTAATAATAATCAAAATAACACTAATTTAGTTTCTGCATTAGAATCCATTCAACAGATTAAAAATATATTTTCTGAAGTTAAAACTGAGCAATTATCTAATGCATTTAAAGACTTCTTATCTCCACTTGAAAATGTAATTAATCAAACAAATGAATTACACAACTATAGTTTATATAATAGTTTTTTAGCAAATATTCAAAACATTCAAAACAAAGAAGTTAATAATCTTAGAAATGAATTGTCTTCTTATATAACTCAAAACTCAAATATTCAAATTGTAAATGAAAGTGCGCTAAGATTGGCACAGTACATTAATCAAAATAATCTTTCAAATAATGATGTAGATTATATCCAGCAAATTGAAAATATTTACAATCAGCATAAAAATTCAATTGTAAATAATGCAAATTACTTCTATTCAAGTGTAGCATTAAGCCAATTGCAAAATTTAGATAATAGTTTAGTTTTAAATAATGTTAAGCAAGATGTAGTAAATAATATTAACTCCTCATTCACTGATTTTAAAACATCTCTAAATGTAAATAATATTCGATCAAATATTGTAAATACGATTTCAAAAAATGAAAATGTAGATGTTATTATTTCAACACTCAATCAAGATATTGATCAGTTAATAAATAATAATGAAATTAAAAACTTTATTCAAAATATCATCAACCAAGAAGTTAACAATTTTAATTTAAAATCTTTAAGCATTACTGAAAATAGGCAGATTGTTCAAAACTTTGAAAATACAATTAATGAAAGCATTACAAACCTCACCAAGGATATTATTTACAAAGCGTCTGATATAGAGATAAACACAGAAAATGAATCAATTACAAATCTGTTAAATAATATCAAGACTGTTAATTCTACAGTCCAAAATAATAATAATTTAGATTACTCATTACAAAGTTTGACAATGATAGATAATTCATTGAGCAGTGCTATCAATATTTTGGGTGACGAAATTATTAATAACACAAATAGAGTAATTGAAGAAGAATACAACAGCTCGGTAATTTCTCAAAAACAATATGAAGAAATAACTAATATTTTTAATTCTAACATAAGTAAGTATGACATTATAAACAAGATTAAACATTATCTTGCTCAATATAATCTTGAAACTAAGTTAAGTAATAAAAATTATGTTAGCAGTCTTTCAACCTACGAGTCTTTGAATAGATTTACTGATATCAAAAATTATAATATCGAATCATTCATCAACAAGGTTTATAAAACTTCAATTGAACTAACAAATATCTCTCAGTCTTTAATTGGCACTAGAGATATACTTAAAACATTCCAAAACACTATTGACAAAATATCTATTCTTGCACCAAATAATGAAGTAGTTTCTGAAATACAAGAAAGATTAACTAAGACTCAAAATACCGATATTACTAATAAGTTTTTTAATTTAATAACTTCTAGCAATATTGTTGAAGAAGAAGTCAAGAATTTCTTAATCAGTCAGAATGAAACTATTTCTAACTACACTCTTAATGTAATCAAAGAGAACGTATATAATTCTGCTTTTGATGATTATATTTTTGTAAGTGAAATTAAAAATATTATTGAGAAAAAAGAGTCTTTAAATAGCTTCGCCACACTTACCGAAATTAAAGAAGTGTTGAATAAATATAACCTCGAAGAAGTGAAGAATGCATTTGTAGACATCAAAAACATTATCACAAATTCTTCAAGCGATAATATTTTGAATAATTCTATAGTTGAAAATATAGACAGTTATGTAAATAATCTCTCAAATATTACTAGCGAATTAGTGGCAAAGACTTTAATTGAAAATAAAAACTATTCTGAGCTTAAAAATATATCAGTTTTAAATCAAATAAATAACTCTAATTTATCTCAACAATTCAATACTGCTGTAAATAATATAACCGAGCAACTGAACGCTACTACAAATGTTGAGCAAATACTTAATACTATCAATACTGAATTGAACAATTTAAGTGTCAATCAAAGTTTAAATGAAAACACAATTGTAAATGAAAACTCAGAGTTTATTAATGAGATTTATAATTCTGTCAAAAATAATAGCCAAGAAGAAAATAAAAATTATGTAAATAATTTAAAGCAACAATTCTTAAATGAAACTTTATCCACAGCTGAAAATATCTTTAGTAACCAAAATATTAAGATAGAAAATATCTCAAATGTACTTAAAACATTAAATGTAAATAACTTTAATTCTAGTAATGTCAATCAACTTAAAAATGTTATTCAAGGAAATATTATTGCAAATAATTATGAAATTAATGAAAACAATCAGTTAAATTATTTTGCAAATTATTTGAATAATTTAGCATTTAAAGTAGATCTTATAGAAAGCTCAACCACAATAAATAATTTCGAAGAAATAAATATTTTAGCAAGGGAAACAGCGCTTAAATATACCACTGAATTTTCTGAAGTAAAAAATGAAATTAAAATACTTAACACACTTAGAAATGAAATAGAAAATATTGAAAATTATAATGAATTAAAGCAAGTTATAAATAATTTTGAAAATAAAATAAATCAAGTTAAATTAGAGCAGATTAATTTTATTGCCAACACTTTAATTGAAAATAATGAATACAAAAGTTTTGTCAAAGAAAATAAAGAACTTTTGACTTTTTCTAATTTTCAAGAAACATTAAATACTAATTCTGTGTTTTTGAATAATGAAGTAAAACAGGTTCTAAGTAATGTTTTAGAATCCAATAACAGTCTGCAAAATGTTATAAATAATTTCTCAAATGTAACACAACAAAATATTTCAAGTGTTTATCAAAGTTCATCTACTAATGCTAACTTTTCCAATATGAATGTTTTGGAAAAAAATAACATAATTACAGAACTTAATAATATTTATTCTGAAGAGGTGGTTAAACAAAGATTTGAAAACTATGAAACCAAAACATATTCAAATCTCTTGGAAACTGTAAAGCTTATCAATTTAAACAATAGTCTTTCAGTTCAGCAAAAAGTTGAAAATATTGTAAGTTCAATTTCATTCATGAGCACAACTAGAGATTCTATTCTAAATAGCTTAATGAAAAATTATAATGTCTTTAACATGGAGAGAACTTTCAACTATTTGACAAAAAACTTAGTCGAACAAGCTGAACTAAATATACAAAATTATGACATTCAAAAAGTAATTACCCAAACATTAAATAACAACATTTATATAAATCAAAATATTCTTAATTCACAAGTTGTAAGTAGAGCATCTGATTTAATTAAAAATACTTTAAAAACAGAAATATTTAATGAAAATATTGACAATATTTTAAACCAACAAAATAACACTGAATTACCTAATGATCTAGCTAGCGTTTTAAAATCTACAAATAATTATTCTCTTTTAAATACTGTTATTTTGGATAATGTTCAAAATGAAATTAATGAAGTTATAAGTCAAAAAATTACAAATAACAGTGCGCAAAATTATAGCCAGTTAAGTGTACTAAACTACGATAATAATTCAAAGAACATAAGCTTACCTGATAATATTTCAAAGATTAATACAACAAGTACAACTGAACAAACATTTGAAAATACAACCAGATCATTTGAAGTAATTAACAACGAAGAAGATGTAGACGTAAGTAATCTAAGAATTGATAAGATTTGGAATAATTTTGTCAAGACTGAAGTTAATAAAATAGTTGAAGAAATTAATTCTGATGGCGAAATAAATAATGTTAACAATGTTGATCAGAGAACTTTTAATAACACATCAAGTAATATCAATTCAACATCAAGCAACATTGTAAATAATAGTTATGAAAGTAATGTTAATCAAGATTTTTCATCAACTAAAAATGAGTCAAATTATTACAGCCTAAATGATAGTTCAGTAGTTGCGCCGAATACTTCAAAAATTATTAGAGAAACTGAAACAACAATAACTGAAGTTGAAAGGATTAATATTCTACAAATCACAGAGACGGTATTTGAAAAGATAGAACAAAAGCTAAAATCTTACAATGTCACTCAAGAAGACATTGTAATCTTGAAACAGAAAATTATATTTGAAGTGACAGAGTATTATGAAAGACGCACTTCTGAAGAAATAAGAAAAACAGAGAAAAGAGTAAAAGACGATATCCAAGATATGTTTATCAAGTTCTTAAACACCTAAAATGCCAGACTCACATATCAATCCCCCATTTTCACCACCTAAAGCTGGTAAAAAATGGTTTCCAGCTACAAATGCCAATGGCGATGACATTGGTACTGGATATTCTATTGCTAGATGTGTAAGAGGTCAGTTTTATAATGTTCAAGCCACAAAATCTATATTAGAAACTGATAAGATTTTAATTAGAAAAACTGGAATTATATTAACTGATACTGATTCTGAATTATGGCCATTCTTTAATACGTATCGTCCATTAACAAACCCAACTTTATACATTGGCTTACCACCTATGAAAAGTTTTGTTTTAACTAATGAGCTTGATGAAGATTTCTCAATTAGAACTTCATTAAGCTATTCAATGAAGATGCCCAACTTTACATTTAAACTTGGATGCTTAACAATTGAATATAGTTTATCTTTTGATCCTTATGATGATTCTATATTTAGCTTTATCACTAATGAAGAGCATGTTGCTAAAATAGTTGCATACAGAAAAGGTGATGCGACAGCTTTAAATGATTTTCCTTTTGATGAATATAAATTGATAAGCTTATTGCTTGAAGGTAAACAATTTAGTCCTGATAATGGCACTGTTCCATTAACTTTAAGCTTAACTGGTATACATAAAGAAGTTTCTAAAAATGGTGTGTCTTCAACATCATATCCACAAGTAGTTAAGAAAAACTTGTTAACTGGCACATCTTTAACAGGTTTGGCAAGGCCCTCTGTTGATAATCTTAAGTTTGCATTGACTGATGAATCTTTAAATTGTTCTAGCTTGAGATTTAGAGTTAGGAAAATATGGATTTTTAGAGCATTTAATGAAACTAATTTAAATCCACGAAACTTGCCATGTAGTATATTAGGTTATGCAGTTACTCTAAGAAAAGTTATTGAGCCTGAGAAAAATACATACTTTGTAACTTTTCCTAAAGGCGATAATTATAGGCCTACAGTTAATTTAAAATTATTTGACCCAGAATATAGAACTAATAGCCCAGGGTTTGCTCACGGTGTCAACTTAAGATTTTATTTTGCGTCTGTTCCTATTACTGGAGCATTTGATATTTTTGGAGGTTTGGGACTAGAAACACCATTTTCAGCTTATCAATTTACACTTTTAGGTATTCAAGCTGGTAAAAGGCAAGCAAGATACGTTTTCTTTGAAGATGCCAAACTTAAAAAAGACAACCCTGCGTCTCAATATTGGAAACTGAACAAAGTTGCAACACTTTCTAAAAAAGAATCTTTTTCACTCAAACAAACAATTAATCAAGAACCTGGACTTATAGATTTTGATCAAGAAATAGCAACATTTGTAGCGGAAGATGAAACTAATCCAGTCTCTTTAAAAAATGGTATTAATTTTTCAAAGGGATTATTTAGAGCTTCTTTTGAAACTCAGACAATTAATAACTTTAATAATAACAACTATCACGTATATTTTAGAATGTGGTTTGCTCCTAAAGATTCTTATGCAAAAAACAACTTATTAGCTTACAGATCTGAAACTGAAATATGTTTTGAATCTACTGCAACTAGTACAAAATTAGTAAAAAAATCACCCAAAAAATATGATGAAGTTTTAATAGCTCCACCTTCTCCAACTAACCTTGCACAATATGAAATAGCAAGATATATTTCCGATAAACAAATTATAGCAATGCCAGAAGCTTCTTTTGATCAAGCAGTATTAGTTGTTGGTGTGTATGTTAGGGCATCAGGAAGTCGGGTATCTGGTACTGTTGTTAACTTTGCATTTGATACTGAAAAGAATGGATTTGAAACTCCAATATATCAAGTTATTTCAAAAGAACTTCATGCAATAAGAAACCCATCGGAGACAAGCTTTACATCTAACTCATATTTGAAAATAGCTGATTCTTTAAAAGTTTCATCTAGTATGACAGGCAAAAGACCAATACCTATCACTTATGAAAATGCAACTGATTTTGAAAAAAATTATGATTATATACCATATAGTAATAAGTTTATTTCTTATGCTGGTGCTGAAAATAGTTATGCTTTTGAAGACGTAGCACTTCTCAAAAAGCCAGATGCATTTGAAAATTATGATACTGGTAAGCTAAATATACCAATAAATGAAGAACTTTTTAGAACATTATCAAAGACTACCAGCCCAAGCAAAACAATCATTACTGACTTTGTAACTGATGTAGTTTCATTACAAAACGGCAGAATTAATACAGGCTCATGGGAGATTGAGGTTAAAAGAAATAGAATTAGTGATATAAGCATTGATTTTAATTTGATTATTGAAGGTTTGCTTGTTGATGTTGAAGGCAAGGTTGTAAGCAGATTATTCAAATCTTCTGAGCTAAAAGCTGTTGGATTATCATTCCAAACATATTCCTATAGAGCCAATATCTCTTTCCCATTCTTAATTGATGGTGCAGAAACTCAATTTGTTTTGAGATTAACATATCTACCTTATTGTGATTTAAATTACACCTATTCAGAACTTAAAGAGTACTACGATAAGATTCTTAAAATTAAGTTTGGTTTTAGAATTGACAGCATAGAAATTAAGCAAAATACAATTGAGCAAGAGAGAATTATTTACAATTCTCCTTCCACACCCTCTGCAGTAGGTTCTCCAGCATATTATGAAGACCTTCCGTTAGCACCAACTAAAATTCTTGGAGCTGACGCTGATGCAGACAGTCAATTTTATTTTATAGCTGCTCCAGAAAGCTTAGGCACAAAGACAGTTACATTTCAAGAGCCGTATGTCCTTAGTGGAACACTTTATTCACCTACTTGGTATGTAAATCTTCCTTCCGATATGGAGATAAGACTAAACCATAGCTTCGGAAGTGCAGAGCCAAAATTCAGAACGGTTGATGGAGTTGCAGATTTAGCGGAAGATTCAATTGGAGTTGTCAATAGTGGCTTCAGTGACTCTTTTATTGTGGCCTATTCTAGCAATAGATCAAGTGCAAGTGAATTAGGAGAGATTGATGTCTTAAGAGTTAATTCATATGGAAGTTCACTTGATCAATATACTGTGGCTAATTATGATTCATCAGGGTCATTAGTTGCTAATTTACATGGTTCTAAACCAAAAATGCTCAACTTTTCAACTTCAAACGGTAACCCATATAGCGCTGACCATATTTATTTGATGACAGAAGCAGTAAGTTCGGAAGGCAACTTTATTTCAGCGGCACTAAACCAAAACGATGGAGATGCTAAAAGATGGGGATTACCTGCTGAACAAAGATATGCAACAACGACAGGATTTGGACAGGAAGTAAAAAAGATATTTTCTGGATTTAATTTATTCACAGCGGCAATAGATAAGGCAAGTCAAACATTTTACGGAGCTGGATTTGCACAACCAGGCTCTCTTATATTTAAAATTAATAGATCTGTCAACGTTTCTTCAGATGGCAAAAACGAATATAGAAATTATCTATTAGCCGGAGACAAGCCCGAAGATTTAAGCTTGTTTCCTGGTCTTATTGATTTAAGAACTGCTGAAGAAGTTGCGACTATTGACAATTTGCTTCCAACACATGTAGATTTAATTAAGCTAAATACTAATGATTTTCTATTACACTATGTTAAAAACTCAACACAGTATGCAATTAAATCGAAAAGTTTTAATTTAAGTCAAGCAAGCCCAGAATTTACAATATTTACTTTTGAAGCATTACTTCCAAAGCTTTACTCTTCTCTTCAAATATATGGCATCAGTTCAAAATATGATTCTGTAAAAAGAGTAATGCATACAATTTTTTGGTGTGATAGTAAATTATTTTATTTCAAAACTGGTTATTCTGGCTATCCTGGCGGCGCAAACATTAATCCAAAATTGCAGCTAATAGCGGGTAATTTTACTCTAGATGAGAAAAATAAATTAGTATATGCATTGAATCAAGAAAAATATTTAGTAATGAATAATAATGACAGAGATGAAAAAGTAGATATTGTGTTGCAGAGGGCTGGAATTAGTCTTGAAAATAAAGGAACGTCTAGTTCGCTGTCTGTCTGGTATAAGGACAGAGACAATACCATAGTTTCAAGAAATATTATTCCTTACTCTTATGTAACAGAAAAAAAATACTACAAAGGTTTATCATAATGATAATTGATCCAACAAGAGAATTAAAGCAAACATGCAGATTATATCTTTTATATAATCCTGATAAGCCTATTGCTGAGGGTTTTTACACTGCAAATAAAAGTGAAAATGTAGAAAACTTTTCACCTCAAAATAACAAGATGCATTCCTCTCAAGTAAAGATAAAAAATAATCTTTACACATTAAATACATCAGATTATTTAAGTTCTGTACCAAGTATTTATGGTGGATTTATACCTAAAGTAAACACTGCTATTGGCGCTCCAAAATGTACATTTGCCTTTGGCGCATTTGATGTTGATAAAGACGCTCTGCCTCACCCAGTATTTAATTTAATCAAGGGACCAAGGAAGGATCAATATAACACACTTCCGCAGTTTGATAATAACCCAAGAAATAACAGTAATGTAGAAAATGTTTTTCCAACATTAGATGTGTTGCAAGGACCGCAACAACCTTTCATGCCTTATAGGAAATCTAATTTATATGATGCAAGTGCTTTTACAACTTACAATATTTGGAGAATTACAGAAATATTTGGCAAACAAAAAGTTAATCTAACTAAATGTCAAAAATATTCTGGGCAAATATTTGAAGATCCTTACACTCCTAGCATTAATACGGTTGATGATATAAATAATGGTGCTTTTGTAGAAGTAACTAGCCCCGATCATGCATGCAGAGTAAAAAGAATTTTTACGATATCAAGTGATATTATTTATGGAACATCTGAAGAAAATGCAAAGTTATTTTGCTTTGATGCTAAACAGAAAAAATATTCATTTGACGTAAAGGAGAAAGCATCATACAATTCAAGTTTTCATTTGCAACTACTTCCTAGTTTTCCTCAGCAACAAATCCAAGGAAAACAATCCAGAATTGAAATTGTCATAGATTCCATAGCATCATCTAAAGACGCAAAAGAGTTTGCACATATCAAGAATAAACAAAACGCTTTTAAGTACATAGTGGTTTTAGTACCTAACGAAAAAGTGGAAATAAAAATGATAAATCAAGCAAATGTTCAAGTAGCAAAGTTTAATTTGGGTATTATTGCTACATCTGGAAATGAAATTAATCTTTATTTTCATTTTTTAAATGACATTTTGCTTTATGGAACTACACCAGATCCAAGCACTTGGGTTTCTAATTTCCCAAGTTCAAAAAACAAAAATCAACCTTTAGACAAATACACTCACGGTATATCTGAACAAGCACAAATATATATGGATATTTATTATGCTTCAGTAAATTTCCAGTTTGAGCCATTATGTTTTAATAATTTTGACCCACAACTAATTGACGATACATTACCTACTCTTACTTACAGATATTTTGAGCATATTGAAAACAGTTTTGTATTGCAGCCATACCAGGGATATTCAACACAATTAGAAAATGGTGTGTCTTTTTTCCATGATCAAAGATCTGGTTTGAATGATCAGCTTAAAATTGATTACACATCATTGGGTGGTAGTAAATATGCTCAAATTAAGTTTAACTCTGCAATCTCTGGCCCGTTGTTTGTAAAATCAGAAAATACTCCAAACTACTCATTAGCTCCTCCAAAATCATTGCTTAAGCCAATTATAGATACACACGGCGGCAATCTTACAAAATATTTAGAAGATTGGTCTGTATCTACACAATTTGATGAAGGCAGCAAAATATTATCATCTACTGCTGAAATTAATCTAGCAAATATTGATGTAGCTTTTTCGTTAGACACTGTTTACAATGGAGTAAATATCCTTACCTTAATTGAGCAAAATCAATTAGTTATAGAGCTTTCTGCTGGATATGAACAAGAAGAAGTGTTTTTTCAAGGTTTTATAACCAAATTAAAAACAAATAGAACTGCATCTGGAAGTGTAACAAGTGTTTCTGCCGTAGATGTAGGCTCTTATGTCCTAAAAAACACAAAGTTATTTGGGTTCCTTTCATTTCATGGAGCTAAATATAAATACTGCTTCAGAAGAATTATGGAACATTCATCTTTCCACAGATTTTTTGACTTTGATATAGATAATTTAAATCCTGGATTTCAAGCAGGAATGAACCTTAATATTTCAAATACTCCTTTAGAGGAAGATGCAATTAAAGCCTCTATTTACACAGACATCATAGATGTTTTTAACATGTTAGGGCCTAGAATGAATAAACAAAGTGATTGGCCAGTCATGTTTTATGATGCAAACAGACAGTATTTAAAATTAGACTGGAAATATGATCCAAAATATAGAGATGAATTAAAACTTTTTGACATTGATTTAAGACAAGCTAATTCTAGAAATGCGAAATTTACTGAGCGTTTGACAGATTGGCATGGATTACTATCTGAAGGTGGATATCAAATTGAATCCGACACTGAAAGATATCATAGCAATTGGATAGCTGAAGGCTCAGGATATGAAGGTTTTATCTTTGATCGTATTCCTATTGTCCAAAATCCAAACCCAATTTTAAACGGGAATTTTAATGTAGTAGGTTATGTAGGTTTTGAAAAAACTCATTGGAAAAACTGGGGAAAAGCAATGCCTGATACATTGGCATTAAGAACATGGCATAACAAACAAATTGAGTTGAATAAAAAACCTAATTACACTGTTAGTTTTAATTGTTATGTCACTAGACCTTTGCACCATATGGGCACTTTTCATATAAAATATCTTTGGAATGGTGGTTTTAAGGTTACAGATAATTATTTTTATTCTTCAGTAACATATAAAGCTAACAAAAAAGAAAATATTATTACGGCTTCTGTGCAAGGGAAATCAATCTTCAACCTTAAATAATTGAATTAGGAGATTACTATGCCTCAATTCTTCAACCTCTCTGATGCGATCAAATACCAGATACAAAGTAACCAGCAACAAAGAGATGCTCAGCTCAACTCACAGTCTCAATTAGCGGCTGATCTTATGCTGTCTAAGTTCAGAAGGGATACCTATGATCCAAATCAAGATGCATTGACTTGGGGCGCTTCAAGATGGGGACAGGCAAAAGTAATCAACGAAGATAAGCCAATTAACTAATTATGGGAAAGACACCAATTTATGGGCTTGGATATTTAGAGCCCAATCAAGATTTAAGCGAAGAACTCGATTTAGATGAGCTTCGCTTTCGTGCTATAGATACCCAAACATATTCTCTTTATCAAATATTTGGTAATGGAATTATTGAGGATGAAAGTAATAATTATTCATCCTGGGTTATCAGTGTAATTCCTAATGATGTTCAAAATATTAGAATATCTAGTGGTAAAGGATTTGTTTCTTGGAAAGCGGCTGAAACAACATCATTTGAAGATGTAGCACTTCCTATTCTTCCAACAGGTATTACAAGCGCAACAGTTTGGGTTTATGCAGTTACAAATGATAATACTCCAGTTACCAAAGATATTGACTTTCTTACATCACTGGTAGAGATTACAGACATAGACAATTTCGTTTCATTAGGTGGTGTTATTGTTACTTTTGGTGAAACAACCACTATTGAACCGTTTACTACAGGAAGAGTAAGAATAAGCATAATTTCTTCTCTTTCAGGAATTATTAATTCACACAAACATATTGGTGGATCTAATAACCCAAGTCCAATTAATTTAGCCAAACATGTTCAAGGAAAACTGTCTGGAGAATATATTGAAAATCTTGATATATCTACAGTTACTAAAGGTACATTGTCTGCTGAAAGATTGCCCCAAATTGACCACAAAACACTTGATAATATTGGAACACTTACCCATACTCAAATAGACTCTTTACTTGGTGCTCTATCTTTACCTGATAGTTCATACAGATTATCAGATTTGTCTATGGCTAACAGATTACAAATTGTTTTAGCTATGAAAAAACAATTTGCATCAGATTCAGACTCTACTCAAATCAATGCTTTGTTTTATATTCCAGGTATTTTCCCAAGTAGAGATACAGACACAGCTACTACTTTAAGGGATCTAAGTTTACCAGGTTACATAACTGAGGCTAATGTATATGATGATCCTGGAGCTGGTTACGATACTGCAGTAAACTTTATAGAAGCTGCATCGAGTGATTCAAATACTGCATTTAATGTATTTTTTACTTCAAAAAATAACTTTACCACAATGTTAAATTACATAAATGGCAAAGACATTGGTGAATTGTATGTAAACTCAAATATTAAAATTGAAGGTACTACAGACGATAATGCTGATGGTATTTTTAAAATTGATACTCCAATTAACTTTACTATACTTTCAAATGCTGCTGGATCTGATTTTGAAAATACAGCTTACGGTTGGAATTATTACACCAAGAAATTAAGAAACACAGACGACACCTACACTGACACTCAATATACTTTATTTACAATCCCTGCAACAAAAAGAGATTGGAGCAACGTAACTAATATTGGTCTAGGAATTAATTTAACTGATACTGATTCTGCTTGTTCCATTTATATGGTTTTATTAGTAGACCCAACTGATAATAGAATATCTGACGGAACTTTAGTTAGTGAAACTATTGAAGATAGGGCTAATGCAACTGTTCAGACATTAGAAATTAAAAGAACACTTCCAAGAAAGATTTTTACAAAAGGCACCGACGATTACGCAACAGATATTTTTATTAATGTAGATCTTTCAGAAATGATAGAGTTACCTTCTGATAGAGTAAATGTTGTTGGCTTTGCTTTTTATATTAAAACTGATGACACATCTACCGAAAGATGGAATGGTGATGCATCTCCAACTTTAAAATTAATTGCTCCAGCTTCTGAGTTACTTGTTGATAATGCTGGTGATGATTTAACAACTTTACAAGATGCTAGACTTAATGAATCAAATGGTAATCTTTCGGCTTTATTTTTGTGGAACGAATATTTGTATGCTGAAAGTTCAAGATATATATTTAGATTAGATACTGGAAGCACATCAGCCACTCTTAATTTGTATTCATATAAAATAACTGTTCCTGCAGGCACTTCATATACTATATCTGCGAGAATAACTGACAGTGCAACAGAAGATGATTTAAACTCTTTGACTGCTCTTGATATTACCGAAGAGGCTACATTAATTAGTGGTACATATGAAATTGTGCCTCCATCATCTTATAGCATTACTCTTCCAGGCTCAGGCACATATACAAGCTCAAAGTTCAATATTGGTAAATGGTTAGATATTGTTATTGATCTTTATGCAGATTCTGAGGGTTTAAATACACCAGAATTTGAAGAGTTGAGTATTGATTACACTTCAGTTGGTGGTGCTCAAAGTAGAACTTGGAACACAAAATACGACAACATAGCAGACGACCAATCAGGATGGGTTGAAAGTGAATACCAAAAGTTTAACATCTTATATGGACCTAACTATACTGAAGGCGGTTTAACTAAAAACGTTCTAACACTTGATAAAAAAGATGTTGGTAATTGGATTTATTTAGCAAAAAGTAGTGCTTTGTCTGCATTACAAACCGCTTCAACAACAACAAAGTCTACTTATGAAGATGGTAATGACAATAGTACTGCTGTCAATAGTCTTTCAACTTACTTAACTCCTTGGCAAATATTCAACAAATCTTCAAACTATGGCTTTTATAAACCAAAAGATTTCAGAATATTGTGGGATGAGTCTGCAATTTATGCTGATACTTTGAATGACAGAATTATCCACTTTGACTCAGCTGGAGTGGTTAAAAAAATAATTCAAGGTAATTTAAGACTTAAATTAGCTGAAAGAGATTTTATGGTTTTGGCTGCTCATTATAATCCTGATGTAGCAGTTATATATCTTCCATTCTCACAATGTGTCAATATTTTAGATGCTAGCAAAATTAAAATTATTTATGATGGTTTAGACATATCTGCAAATGAAATAGCATATGTATCATCTGTAGAATTACTCACACCTTTAGTAAGCCTTAAATCATCTACTGTTGTAATTAAACTTACATCAAAAATGAATAAGCTTTTATCTTCTGCTACTGATAAAAGAGTCATTATATTGACTGGTGCTTTTTCAACAAATGGAACTGCAACAAATGATAGTGAATCTTCAGATAATACAAACAACATTTCTGGCACGGGATCATCAACTCCAGGAACTATAGTTGGACCACCTTCTGGCTATACAAACAGCGGATTAGGAGATGGTGGTAAACCTGGTTCACTTTCTGTTAGAGCTGATTTTAATGTCATGGATATTTTAGACAGTCCTTCCTTAAAAAGATTTGAATTAAAAGGAAATACAAATCTTTCAGGAACGGTTGAAATATTTGATTCAATGTCTAAAAAGAATACATTTTCAGGATTCCAGAGTTTTGATTTTAAAGCAATGGCTGATGGAGATATAACTGAAATATTTGATTATAATGGAGATGGTATAACCACAACTTTAATTGCTCCTCCTAAATCGGGTCAAACTATTGCTCAAACAACTCCGATAGAATTAAATATGTTGACAGGCCCGGTTTACTATGCAAATATATTTAACCCAATATCTGTAATGGTAAATAAATCATATCAATATATTGTTGCCCAGCCATTTGTTAATTCCGTTATTGCATTTGACTATGACACAGCAAATAGTGTACTTTGGACTTTACCAAGCACATTAGTTCCATTCAATGCAGACTTGTTAGGTTCAGCATATGAATTGAACAATGGAAATATTTTAATAGCTTTGCCTTCTCAATCATCCACAGTTCTTGGTAAACTAATGGTCATAAGAAGAACAAATACAGATGATTTTCCGATTGTCAACATAACATTGCAAGGAGACGCTGTTTATGCTCTCCCTAGTGAAAAATCTGGCGAATATTATGTTTTAGTTGATGACAGATTTAATAGTGGTAAAAACTCCAAACTTTTAAGAATAAACACTTCTGGCACTGTTGTAAAATCTTGGAATAATAAGGGATTGCTTACAAAACCAACAGGACTTAATGTTTTAAGTAATGGAGATCTTTTGATAGCTGAGTAAAGACATGAATATATCTGCAAGAAACCCATCAATACAAACCACAATTAACAATAGACAAATTGATATAAAGCTCATCTCTGCTCCTGACAACTTTATAGAAAATACAAATCAATTTAACCCAGTAATTTTTGTAAGAAAAAATGTCAAAGCTACAATCATTGAATCTGATGAGAGTTTAATTTTTGAAATAAGTAAAGAAGCTTCCTATAGCGTTTCTTTTGCAATTAAGATTGATGAAGTTAAAATTAATCAAATTGATGAAAAAACTTTAACTTTAGATGATGAACTTCAACTTTCAATTGATTTTGGAAAGTTTGAGTTTAATTCTAACAACACAATTTTAGTCAAATTACTGAATGACAATGCGAACCTTAAATTACAAGCAAAAGATACAGGAATTAGAAAATTAAATATCCCAGATGTAGTTGCTTTTACTAGCCCTTCTGGTTTACCAACTATACCTTTTGGAGTGAGAGAGCCAGAGTTTTCAATTGGTATTTTTGATTATTATAGTTCTTCAAAATCAGTTACGTCATCGGTAGACCCAGCTTTTAAATTACCAAGACTAATAAGGCATGGAGTACCTATCATTTCTACAGTTCCAGCAGAAGACAGTACATTTCTTACTGAGTCTGAAAAGAATGCATATAACCTTGGTCTGGGTGAAATGAATAAGAGACTTTACTTTAAGATTGTTTGTAATTCTATTTTAGAGTCAACACTTACAATTGGATCTACTTCTAAATGCCAATTAAAACTTTATCTTCCAAATGGACTGGATACTGTTAAGGCAGCTGAGTATATTTCCATGACTTTGCTTCATAAAGATACATCCAAAAACATTTCAATTTATTATGCTGAATATATATTTCACAAATCTGGCATACAAGACAATGTTGAATATGTTGATGGATATATGTACTTAGATGTCTATTCTCCCGTAACTGTACAAAGAGATATACCTTTACAATTTGATTTCCTTATAAGTTAGTCAAGGGTTAAGAGTTCTTTTACGAGAATAATTTCATTAAAGATCTCCCAAAAAAATATAACATGGTGCTCTAAATGGCGTTTTCAACTAAGATTATTTTACCTGACAATTTAAGAAGCGAATCACTCAATTCAGAGTTCATTGAGCTAGGTAAAATCTATGTCAATAAGAAATCATCGCAAGACCCTAATTTAGATCTTAATAGAAATCTTTTAAAATTTAAGTTTGAAGTAAGGGATGCTGAAACTAGACAAACTATTTACACTCCTACAAGAATTAAAAACTTGTACATTTCAAACGATCCACAGTTTGATCCTTCTGCAACTTTAATAATCAGCAATTTCCCAGCTGTCCCATCAGAATATGATCCTGATTTAGATTACACAATTAATTTAAACCCACAATATTTTTACGATACTTCATTATCATCAATTTCTAGCACATCATCAGCCGCAGGAACTGGTTATTTTTTAATTAATAACTGGCCATTGAGTGCAAATGGTGGACTTTCAACTGTTTACATGAAAGTTGTTCTTGCTATTGGAGATGATCAGGCAGAATATCCTAATGGTGGTGGAGTTTTTGACCAGATATATTGGGAAGGGCAATTACCAACAACACCAACCCAAGTTGAATATTCAGCACTAAAAAGTGGCTGGACTGGCGCTCATTCTTTAATTACATTTAAAGGGTCTTCAGATGCTAATGAAACTTATTTAAATGGACCATCTGCATACCTTGGCAGTATTATTGAAGTTGCTAAGTTAACTGGATCATACAACTTAAACTCAGCCATTGGTAATACAAACATATTTTATTCAACTTTAGGCACTGCAGCTATAGATCCAACAGCTGCACTTACGTTTTCTACTTATGAATTTGTTAGAAATGGCACTGCACTTCCAAACCCCACAACCTCTTTTACTTACAACAGTCCATCTACAGCCGATATAAATACAGATTATAGATTGTATTCAGGTGGAGTGTATAGCAAAGGTGTTTCTTTCGATGGTGAAACAGGACTAACTTTGGACTCAGAAAACAACGGTGTTTATGTTCAGTCAAAATATACATTTGATAACACTGCTGCAGGTAATGGGTATACAATTTCTTTCTTTAATACAATTAAGACACAATCTGCTTATGATGAAGACCAAATTGTTACCAGAGTAGACGTGAGCGACTTATCTTTTCCTGAAGCATATTTGTATACTATAACAGCTTCTATTGGCGAGTCTTCTTTATATCAAAAAACTACATTACCAGCCCATATTGCTCCTAAGATTTTAAATGGTGGAATATTTGAAACATATTTGCAAGACACCGGGCACAGCGAGTTTATTTTAGAGAGCTATTTTACTGAAAATATTGGTTCTACTCACTCTGCTAATATTGATAAAAAAAGTTATTTGCTTTGTAGATCTTTAATTCCACATCCTCCAACAGTAACTAATTTTTATCCTCAATTTAATGTTTTTTATGAAGGCTCTAGTGCGACTGGAGTGACTGTTAAAGTTCAAGAAATAATTTCTGCTTCTGGTCCTTCTATAATTGCAGCAGATTTAGGTGATTGCAAGAATGATGATTTTACAAGTTTGAACTTTCCAATATCATCTATAACTTCAAATTGGGATGTATATTTTGATGAAGAGATGAAACTAGCATCTTATTTTGAGCAATCATCTAATACAATTCCAACTTATGACACTGACAAGATCACAGTTCCAAAAATACAAGATATTTCGGTAGACACTCCTTTTGCTGCAAGTTATCAAGAGTTTCAATTTTTAAAACCATCTTTGTCAAACAGAGCTAGTTTAACATTAAATTATAAGCATAATTGTGATGAGCTTTATGTTGTTTTTGCTACAAATTTACCAACAGATTTGAATTATGCAAGCGTTCTAGGTATTAATTGCGATCCTGAATACAATTTATCAGAAGATTACACAAATAATGAAACTCTTGTTGTTAGATTTAGCGCTATTAAAAACGAAGTAAATGTCAGTCAAAGAAACTCTGATAGTTCTTTATCAAATTATGTATTAAGGTCATACAAACCACTTACAGGTATTGAAAATGATACCTATACAATCGAAATAACAGATTTTAATCCTGAAGGACTAGCCGGTACAAGCCAAAGAAAGTCAGCCGATGCAACATGGGTTTGCTTAAGAAGAGGTACTAATATTGAAGGCTACATTCAGTTATCAAAAAAATTCAGCCCTAACGCAAACGGATTAGGATATTACGTGGGCTTTGGATTTAAAGAAGATGATTATGGACTTACATCTGATGAAAACTTTATTTATGAAGCAACATTTAGATCATTACCAGGAATAGAGAAAGATTATTTTAATAAGCCAGAAAGCATAAGATCTTTTATGTTAGCAAATGAAGGAGCCAGTAAATCAAAACCGTATTTGGGACAAGTCAATATGAGCTCCAATACTGATTTTAACGGTTTTAATTATTCTGCACCTCAAGCTGGCGATGCTACAAACCTATTGGTGTCTTGCGCTTCAGCAGGTGGAAATATTGATGATCTTTTGTTAGTTGGAAGCACATTATTTCTGACAACAACTTCTTCAATAGATGGTGTATCTATAGCTAGTCTTAATGTAAATGATTTGATAATTATTAAAGATCAAGTAGACAATTCATACAATAAGATTTACAAAAAAGTCAATAACACTACATTTACAATTTATGATTCTTATGTAAATAATCAAAAAATTACTGTAAGTTCTGGAACAGTAAATGCCAATACTATCTGGTTTGTTCAGAGAAAAGGGGCTAAGAGATATTTTTACAACACAATCTGGTTCAAGGATATAGAGATATCATCTTTCTCAAGTTTTATTTCTACTTCCATGAACCCTTTGTTGCTTGAAATAAAATCAAAATGGACAGTTGCTGAAACATCTTTCCCTTATGATGAGTTTAAAATTAGATTCTACTCTAATGACTCTGCAAATAATGTTCCAGATAGTCCTTTGACTGATTGGATTTCATTTAATTCTGAAAACATATCTTCATCAATTTCTACTCTAAAAAGCAACAATGATTTAGTTCAGTTTGTTCTTGCTAACAATTTGCTTAGTTTAGATGCAGGAGACAAGATTTGGCTTGCTGTTAACACTCCAATGGGATGTGATTTAGGAACAGCAAACGGAATTAAATATGATTCTGGTAACAAAATAGAGTCTGGAAAATATGCTGGTTGGAATCTAGCGTCTGATTTATGGTTTAAATTATTTGCAAGATATTCAGAAAGAAGATCAAATACTACACATTTATCAATTCAACAAGCAAGAATATCAGCTATTTCACATTCAGGTTTATCAAGTGATGGATCAAATATTTCATTACCAGTAAAAGTTGATATCAAAGGTCCAGCTGATGTAACTTCTTCTTTAGCTACAAGACCAACACTTTCTTTACATGACAAAGTAACAGTTAGAACAGCCACTTTTGAAATTATTGCAACAGATAATGACTCTGGTATTTTAGCATTTAGATTTGCTAAAGAAACTGATTATGGTTTAATTTATTTTGAACCATGGCAGAGCTGGGATCTTTTTACTAATTATCAAGGGGATAATCTTTACACAGTTTTCTTCCATGGTTCTTCTAGATATGATTATGCCGGTGCTTCAAATAATCTTTTTGCACAACAAAATATTGGATATGCAGGAGCTCGCAAAGTTTGGGTTCAATTAATGGACTTTGCTGGAAATATATCTGAATCATATCCATATACATTCGTTGCACAAGCCATAGCAGCAGTTGATACAGAGTCTCCTTCTGGAACAATAGAGTTTTACAATTTAGAGACTAATAATAAAGTTACACTAACAAATAAAGTAAACTCATGGTTAAAAGTTAATGGAACAGACACAGTTTCTGGTATCAAAGACTTCAAAATTAGAAGAGTCTATAATGATGGTCCTTCTACCTGGTCAAATTGGCAAATGTACAATTCATATGCACCAGTTTTATTTACCAATGAATCAGATGGTGTTAAGAAAGTTGAAATAGCTTTTAGAGACTATGGCAACAATATAACACAACCTGAAGTAAAGTGGAATAAAATAATTAAAATTAAAAAGTAATGAGACTGTAAATGAGTAGCACAATATTTAATCAAAGCATAGTTTGGCAAAGTAAGTTTGATTCTGAATCATGGTTGTATATGATGGGAATCACTCAGACTACATATAATTATGCTACTCTACTTAATTCTCAAAATACTGACTATGATGATAATACTGCATATTATTTAATTTCACAAGATACAGGTTCAATAGGTAGAAGAATTGTTTTAAGTTCTTCAGATACTATAACAATTACTGGTGCACCTAATAATAATGCTTTTGGTATTGATGAGGCTAACAACTTATTAATTTTTGATCCAGATTACCCAGTAACAAGTGCTACTTCAGTATCTGTTAAGGTTGTAAAGAATGTTGCATCAATTTGGAAAAGAAATCAAGAAAGACCTCAATTTTTAATTGATTTTACTTACCAAAATGAAAGAGCAATCTTGTCTGTAGTAAGCAGTGACGAAGGGTTATTTTTAGGCGGTGTGTCTGGAAAGATTTGGTTTTATGATGGAATTAGAATTAAAGAAGTTTATCAATTTGCTAATTCAGGTGTATTAAAACCAGTATCAGCTTTATGTATACATCAATTTGCTCATGAAACAATTCCTTATCTATATGCCGGAAGTAGTGATGACACAAGCCTTTTTAGAGCAGAATTAGCAGAAGCGCAATACGGCAATACCTGGGAAGCAGTTGGAGATCTTTCTAATCCAGGCGTAAATTGCATGGCTTCAGCTTTTAATAAACTCTTTTTGGGTATGAAGAATAATCAATTTGGAATATATTCAAGAATCCCTGAAAGTAAATTAAATCCTCCTGAGTCTTTCCTTTCTGACGCAAATGAACAAGTAATAATTGAAACTGAATCCACTGAGGTTCATATTTTAACTCCAGACAATATTGAAGATTACGATAGAGAAACATTCGATATACAATGCTTCGAAGTGGGTCATAATCAATTATTTGCTGGTATTTCTAATCGCCCAGAAGTTTGGTCATATTCAGAAGTCAAAACCAACAACCCTTTGAATGACGAAGAATGGGGTATGCAGATTTTTGATAGAAGTTTTATTGATGACCCTTCACCAGCACAATTTTATACTCAAGGCGGAGTAACTAATTCAAGATTTCACTCAAACGTAAATCATCAGTTTTTATATGATCTTTCTAATCCAAGTAAAGTAAAAGATTTGATGCTTGTTACTGGTGTTGCAAATGCTGAAACTGCATTTGAGTTTACGACAGGTTCAGATTGGGAACAAGTCCTTGATAAAACATCTACGCAATTAGCTTTTAATGAAGTTGACTGTGCTTCAACTGAGAATGTTAGTTTGACTAATACTGTTCTTCCTATAATTGATGGATTCCAAACAGCAATCAATTCAACAGTTTTACTTAAAGATCAAACTACAGAATCACAGAACGGAATATATAAAGTAGCATTTTCTGGTGGAAGTTATAATTTAGTAAGAGCTTCATTTAATACTGCTTCTTCTGTTAGAGTTGGATTCATTATTAAAAATGGAAGCATCAATTCTAATACCAGATATCTTATTGACACAAATGATGTTTATCTTGGAAACTTTAATTTTTACAAACCACAACACACAATAGAATTAGATTTATTTAATGCTGGATATAAAAAATATTCAAATGAAGATGCTGAGCCTTATTGGATAGGCTTTGGTAATAATTTTGCAAACAATTCATATGTTGATTTGATTGAAGATATTAAGCGTGGCTATCAGGGAATAGAAGTTTCTGATGGTTACAGACAATATAAGTTAGAGTTTAATTTCCAAAAAATTAAATTATCGAGTGGAAACAGTCAAGCTATCATTGATTTGCCACGTTTTGGATTTCTTAAAAACTGGAACTTTTATGATGCAAGAACAACATCAGATTGGGAAATTGGCGGTCTAATTGAAGCTTTATCAGTCGTAGAGCAAAATGAATATACTGTTGACAATGTTGCTAAGAAAACTCAAGTATTATTTTTAGAAACATTGGGAGCAACAGGTAATCCTTATATTTTAAATAGTTCTGTAAATATTGAAGTGAACTCAAATACTAAAGTCTTTGTTAAACTTAAAATCAATGCACAATCTGGATATACAATTTCTAAGGGTCAAATAAGACTGTCATGGAGTTACAAGAATCAGCAGTTCGAAAATTGGTCTGGTGTTGATATAAAAAACTCAAGTGATTATGTTTTGTATGAAATAAGCCCAGCATGGCATGGATCTATTAGTCAAATCGCTATAGAGTTCAATGGATTGTCAGAAGATAGTTCTAGACCTACAAATGCATATATAGACTATGTTCAGATTATAAATAAAGATAGTTTCTTTGATATTAATTTATTCCCATCCAAAGTGAGAATAACGGTTCAAGATAAAGATATTCAAGTTTGGGCAGGAAATCAAGATTATCCTATTTTAGATTACAAAAACTTTATTGTAGCTGATACTTTTAAAACTTCTATTTCTGATTACGATAGACCAAAAATTAAAATTGGTAAACTAACTCCTACTGATGATGATTCTTTGTTTGGATACACTCAACTAAGATTTATAGCAGGTGGTACTTACAATCCGAACAGTAAAAAAGTATTGAATCTCCACAATTCATGGAGATTCCCTTCTGCTGGTGGAACTAGGATTTTAACTTTTCATAATGGCACTTTATATGCTATTTGTGATGGTCTAAATACTAACAGATTTTCAGATAATCCAGACGATAGACAAATAAAGATTTTCTCTTATTCGCCAGACAAAGAAACCTGGATTAAAGAGAACTCTTCATTTGAAAGAAAGATTCAATCCAATACTGGAGATATCTTAGGAATTGTAAGAGCACTTACTGCTAAAAGCTTTGATAATGCATTTTATTTAAGTGGTCAATACAGCTCTATTAAGTATAATCAAAATAGATAAGCATAATGGAAGATAATAACCCAAGTCAAGATTTTAAGGCATTTACAGTAGCATTAGATACAAGTAATACCTATGTGCTTTCAGATGGATATACAATTTATGTAGCTTTATCTGGTATTGTAACCTTGCCATTACTTCCATCTACGGGAGTAGCCGGGTTTCATATTTATGTTAATGATGTAATTGTAAGCGTTAAATCTGCAACAGTTTTAAACCCCACTGGAACTGAAGTAGAGCAATCAACCATAAAACTTAAAACTTATGTAAAAATTAATTCTGATGACACTGTGTCTATTAAATATTTTAGTGGTAATTTAACAGACACAGATACAACAGCAGTAAGTAGCTTTAATGCAATTGATATTACTAATAATGTAAGTGAGTATGATCCACTTTATTTTGATGCTGTTGATTGGAATAATGCATTAGATTCTGGTGAACAAAATATTGGTAATTCAAATACGTTTTTTACTGATGACACAGATATATTCAAAAGAGAATTAGCATACCCATCTGCCGAAGTTATATTAGATACTACACCACCAGATGGACTTATTATTGTAAATGACAAAATCAATTCAGATGATGGAATTGAAGTAAGAACATTTTCAGCTTATGCCCCTGTAGATACTAGTACTAGCGGTTTTTCAGATAGAACTTTACTACTTACTTCAGCGTCCGTGGAAGGTTGGCAATTTTTATCTAGTACCAGTCAAGTAGTTAAGTCTTTTATTTTAAGAATGAAATATACTCAAACTGGTTCTGATCCTGCAATTGGTAATACTGCAGGTCGAGTTACAATTTCGCTTTATTCAAATACCACTGGCGACATTCCAAATAATAAAATTAAAGATATTGGATTTATTCAATATGATCAATTAAGTGCTTCATATCAAGACTTTACAATTACTCCAACTTTACCTGTGACTTTAGATGCACAAGCTATTTATTGGGTAGTTTTGTCATTTGAAACAATTATAAAGTCTGGTGTTACTTCTGCTGGAAGTATCCAAATACCAGTAAAGGCAAGTGACGATTATAGTTATGCAGTTTTTGAAAGTAATGTTTGGAGAAGACTAACAGCCAAGCAAGTGGGTTATCTTGGTTTTGTAAGCTCATTTAAAGATGGTTCAGCTATATCTAATACTATAATGGCTCAAGACATTCTGGGCAAAAATCTTTATGAGGCTACTAACTTTGGTGGTTCTTCAAATGTATCAAAATACGAAAGGATAGGCTCTGGGGATGCATATATTTTGAATATGTATTTTACTCCAGATAGTCAAACTTATCTATATCCTTTGGTCAGTGCGATAGATATTGGTGTAACTTCTTCTGTCTCTAAAAATTATAGTGTTGAAATAAAAACAGCTCCTACAGCTAAGTGGCAAACATTATTTATAAATGTATCAGATGTTACAACCATTGATTTTATTAGGTACAAGTTCACGACATCTACAAGGCTCTCAAATATTAGAGTTGTATACAAGGGTGACTACAACACTCTTCAAAGAACTGGTGGCACTTTAACTATTGCTGGTATTGATGATTGGTCTGATGTAACTGAAGTTCAAGTTTCTCATTTTTCTGATTTTAGAGATGCTGATGATTTCACAGGGTCCAATCCTAGGGGTTGGGCGCCTTTTACCGAAGGTTCAACAGTTTACAATTGGAATGTAACAAACGAAGCTGGATTATGGCAAAAGCATTCAGGAATCACATTCGGTCAGCCTAAGCTGTTAACTTCACCATCATCAAACCAGGCTGCTATTTTTGGTGATAATGAAATAAATGTTTCTCAAGGATCAATAATTAGGAATGCAACCAATACATCTTTAGCTGCTGGTGATACTATTTTATGTACTACTGTCCATAACTCTATCATCTATGCTGGAACAAGATTGGGATATTTATTACAATCTTCCAGAGGAGACTATTGGACAATTGTTAACACTAAAAATCCATTAGACACTTCAACTCGAGTTTTATTACCGCCTATTACAGCACTGATTTCTCATGCTGGTTCTTTATATATTGGCACTAAAAAAACAACGTTAAAAAATGCTTCGCTATATAAGTACCAAGATAAAAGAATTATTTTAGTTTCTAATTCATTTACTGAAAATAAAGTTTCACTTTTAGCTACTAATAAGGGCTTACTTTATATTGCAACATCTGGACTTACTGGAAGTGCTGATGGAAATGTTTACACTTTTGATGGAGCAGACATAAATAATATAGACAACCCTTCTGGCTTTGACGAAACTCTATCAATGGTTTACTCTACAGCTCTTGACACAATTGTTGCTGGATTTAGTAATGGTACAGTATACAAACTTACATATGATTCTAATTCAAACCCTTCTTCATGGGTTTCTTTGAATGAGTTTGGTACTGATTCTGAAATTGTTAATATTAGTGATGATACTTCAGGTAAGTTTCTGTTTGTTTCTTTATCTGACAGCTTCCATGTTTATGTCAAAAACCTAGATATATGGTACGAGGGTGTATTTCCAAAAAATACTGAAAACTATTCTAATTTAACCTATAAACAATTTGCTGCAGCAGGCTCAACTGATTATAAAAATGACAGAGATTTTTCTTTAATCCAAAGGCAAACACTTCAAAGTGCATTGAGCACTGTTAATTTTAATACGCTTAAACCTTCTGGAATAGGTTCATCGTATTATACTGCTACTTTAGATTTTTTGATTAAGTCTCCTGATACTACAAACTATCAATTTCTTCTTAAAACAAACTCACCGGCAAGATTAACTATAGATGAAAATGTATTGACACCAGCGTCTTTATGGACTACTGAAAACAATATTACTACAAATACTACTACTGATTATTATTCTACTAGCACAGTAGAGTTTGTTGAAGAACAATTATATAAAGTTAAATTGGAATTAGCTGTCAAGGAAATATCTGGAGGTATAACCCCTACATTTAGTTTACTATGGAAGGATAATGCAACAGATTTTGGATCTATGGACGTAGTGCCAAATACGGTAATTTATAGACCAACAAATATTACATCAATTTCCAATGTAGTTAACAATTATGTTGGGTCTTCTTTAGATGGTTTTTCTTACACATTCAGTCCTTCTTTTTATGAAAGTAATAAAAAGTATACTTATGTAAGATTGAAAGATGAAGCTGGCAACTATCATAATTACCAACTTGAGGACGGTAGTATTCCGTATGCTTCGCTAGATGACTATATTATCCTTGGCGCTGAAGAACAAGGAGGCGAAGATGATATTATAATAGGAACTGGAAAAATTACCTTTACTCCAGTGAAAATTACAGCTGGCAATACTTCTGAAGCAGTTTTAACCATTGCAGAAGCAAAAGCAACAACATCAGTATTCACAATCACTACAGATGGTAATTCAACATCAGCAGTTACAAGTGTTACTGTAGATGCTGGATTTAGGTCTTCAGATCCATTTACAATTACTGTTCCAAATACTATTGCTAGTACAATAACAAGCACAACAGTTACTGCAACACTTAGCGACGAAGTCTATACAGGAACATTAAATATCAACCCTGCAGACGGTGGTGGCGGAACAATTACAACCAAAACTACAACAGTCATTTATCAAGTCAAGCCAGCAATGAGTTCTACAGTTGATCCTATAACTTATAAATCTGGCACTTTAGACACGATTTACTCACCTAAGAGAAGGGTTAGATCTACAGGTAATTATGTAAGCAGACCATTCTATGTTCCGACTTTGACAAGATGGGACACAATGTCAGTTCTTGTTTTGAATAAATATAATCTAAACTCTGCTTTAGGCTTAGATGCCGGAACTGAGGTTAATGTATATGTTAGAACAGCAGATTCTTCTGCTGCATGTTTGCTTGCAGATTGGTCCAGTGCTTATTCTAAATCATACATCAATAATTCAACAGCTCCAGCTTCTGCAGAGACTTTATCCATTGATCTACAGGCTTACAGTGGCAAGTTCTTACAATTCTATCTTGAGCTTGTAACTGCAACTCAAGGTGACTCACCTGAAGTCTTAGCAGTTACTGTTTCTTACTCAGCAGCAACAGGATCATATTTCTTTACTAAGACATTTGATTCTACAGATTACAGTACAACATCTCCTGTACCTACATTTAGAAGAGGCTTGTTGACATCAAACCAAGATAAGAAGGATGGAGAAATTGTTTATGGGTATACAACTGATGACAGAGATGGTTATAAGTATGATTTTGCAAGATACACAATCATCGAACCTAACAAGTCATTTGAACTTGAAACACCATCTTCCACAATCAAGTTTGCTATCTTGTTAACATCCATAGACGGCGATCCTTCAATCGTCTATGACTTTGCTGTTCAACTTGATGCTGGTGATGAAGATATGAACTTTATGCCCGAATTGTAATTATGGCTCAACGAACAAATATATATAATTACCTATATCTTCAGTATGGAGATAAATGGTATCCAGGTTTTGACAAAGAAAATATGCTCACTGCTGAAAATCAGCTTGAAGCTATGTTTAAGTTTGTTGGTCCTGGAATTATTGAAGGCTGGGATGTATATAAGTTATCTGATTATAGAGAAAATCAGCTCTTGTTAATTGATGCTTATTTAGAAAACTTTGAGAGCGAATTAGGCCAAAGGCTTACATATTTAAATCTTAATTTTACTCGTGAAACTTCCGCACAAAAAAGATATTGTGTAGCTGCAACAACTGAAAATATTACACTTTCTGGCACTCAAACAATAGACGGCATAAGTTGCATTGTTGGAGATAGAGTTTTAGTTAGATTACAAAGTGATGAAAGCCAAAATGGCGTTTATGTAGTTAGCGCTTCTGCATGGGCTAGAGCTTCCGAACTTAACAATAACAGTGATTTTAATTCAAATTTTCTTGTTTATGTCAAGACTGGAAATAAGCACAAGCAAACTTTATGGCTCGCTTCTTGGAAGGCAGCTGGAGTTGAAACAAGTTTTATTTTAGGAACTTCAAACCTTTATTTTATTAATGCATTTGAGCAGTGTGTTTTAGTCACACATGGTAACGGAATTGTAAGCACTTTTTCTGCCAAAACATTAAAATATAATTACTTCAGATACATTGGAAACAATACTTATTATGTATGGGC